GCCGATGCTAGTAACCGTTCCAAGCACACCTTTCTCGGTGGTGCTCATGTTGTGATGAAAATACGACAGGCTCATCGCGCGGCTCCTCAATGGTGTTACTTGCGGTAGGCGATGACCGTGCCGCTGTGCAGCTTGATGGCGCTGAAGAAGCCGTCGAGGGTTGTGCCTGCCTTGATGAGCGCGGCGCTGGCCTCGGTGGCGTTCGCGGCGCCGGTCAGGTTGCCGGTCAGCGTGTGGAACTTCGTGTCAGTCATCACGTCGATGCTGGTGAAGTCGGCGTTGACTTGGGTTGTGTCGGCGATGCTGACGCTGCCGGACGTGCGGTTGGTGATGCGGGTATTCGGGTGCATAATTTAGTATTGGTTGACGCGGGCGGTCCACATGCTGGGTTGGCCCTGCTGAAAGTAATATTTGTCACGCTGGCTGATCAGCTCGGACTCGGCCATCTGTTCCATGGCGAGTGCTTTGTCGGTCTGTCCGTCCTCTTGGAGCAAATCTGCACTCAGCATCAGACCAACCGCTTTTGCGATGACGGCGGGCACTGTCGCGGTGAGGTTGCTCGCGGAGTATTCGGTCGGGCGAATGCGGAAGTTGACCCAGACGGTGGTTGGCAGGTCGGTGCTTTGCGGGAAGCGGACGTTGTCGCCGAGGAGGGTGTAGCCAATCTGGCGGGGTGCAACGTGGGTTGCAGGGTTGTCGCGGAGGACGGCGAAGACTTCGCCCATGGCGGTCTGGCCGGATTGTTCGTAGGGGATGAAGTAGCCGGTCGTGTCGTTGCCTTCGACGGTGCGTTCTTCGACGCGCATAAGCTCCGGCCAGTCTGCCCACTCCCAGCAGTCGGCGATGCGCTCGTTGGCGGCGGCGGTCATCATGGTTCTTGCGCCGGATGGGATGTTGGAAATATCCGAGCCGTCGTTGCCTGCGCGTTGCCATGCGCGGAGTAGGATAGATTGTAGAGTTACTGTGCGCATTAGCTGTTGAGTGCGTTCATGGCCGACTGCACGGCGGCTTCAAAAGTGACGCTGGGATTCGGCCACGATGCTTGCGGCGCCGGATTGGCGGCGAACATGGTGAGGATCTGCTGCAAGTAGGCTTCGACGGCGTCCAGCTCGGCGCAGGTTTTGCCTGCGGCGGTGAGGCTTTGGCGCAGATACAAAAGTGTGGGCTGGCGGTCGCCTGCGAGGCCGACACTGCGGAGGTGTTCTTCGGCGGTGACGGCGGGTGGCGGCGTAGCGATCAAGCTGCGGGTGGCGGCGTCCCAGATGAGGTTTCCGTTTTGCAGTCCCTCGCCTTCGGCGTCGGTGAGCGGGAGGGCGGTGATTCCAGCCGGAAGCGGATCAGCGATGACGGTGCCGATTGAGACGGACTCGCCGGTCGTGGTGTTATAGAGGATGTTCCAGTTGTTCATGGTCAGACCTTCGGAACGGCGATGATGCAGGCGTCGTATTTACTGGGATTCGCGCTGATGTTGTGGCGGATGGCGAGGCGGGAGCCAGCGGCAACTTCGCGGCCATAAAACGGCAGCGCATTAGCAATGGAACGTGCCGACACGGTCTCGGAGGTGTTGACCGTAAAGCTCATCTCTCCAATGGCCACCTCGCTTCCAGACGCGCCAACACCAAGAGTAAATCGCGCATCAGTAAGATTGGCCGTGTCGGTATCGGAGACGCTTGGGATGACGGCAAAGCCCATGTAGTCGTCGCCTGTGGAGGCAATGATCTCTACCCAAGTTCCTGATGCGCCGCTCATGGCGGTGCCCGTGCTGGTGGAGCTGTCGGTTCCCAGCACGTCGACGGAAGATGGGAATAACGACGCTGCCGAGCCGCTGATGTTGGCGGTGAAAGTGTTTGCGTTGATCGACAAGGTCTGGCTGCTGCGGACGCCTTGGATGCGGGCAGCAATGCGCGTGCCGCTAGGGATATTGACCGGCAGAACTATGTTGATGTTATTCGCACCGCCTATTGCGATATTGCTGGCGATAGCGGTTTCACTTCCCGAAGCGCCGATACCTATATCCAAAAGAGTGGCGGTATCGGTCCCGGCGACAAACACGCTCTGCAACAGACATATAAAGAAATTGCTTTGGCCGCTAGTTGAGGCAATAAGCTGGGTCCACGATCCCTTGGTATGAGCCGTGGCGCTGGCGGTTACCACCGCGTTGCCTGTATTTGCGCCCGTGATGGAGACGCCATTGATGTCGTAAAACCACGGCTTGTCGGCGAACAAGGCGGTCGATCCGAGATAGGCTTTTTGGAGAAGCGGCATGGCTTACGGATCGGTGATGAGGTAGAGCGTGGCCGCGTCGGGACTTCCGATGGCGTTGTATTCGGCTTGCGTGAGGCTCACGATGTTGTTGACCACGTCGCTGCCGGTGCCTGCGGAGGTGTCGCTGACGACGTTGGTGCCGGAGCGGTTGGCGATGGTGAGCGTGCAGGTGGTGCCGGTGGTGATGCCGGAGAGTTGGAGGGCTAAATTTTTGGAGCTGTCGCCGTCGTCATACAGGAGGAAGTTGGCGTCGTTGAAGACATCTGGGAGGATGCCCGCGTAGGTCCAGTCAGTGGCGCGTGTTCCGGTGGTGGCAACGCGAATGTAGATGCCCGCGGGCTTGCGGTTGATAAGCCAAGTGCCTTCGGGTTCGCGGACGAGGTAGGCGCTGTCTACGGCTGGCGGGTTGGCGGTGGGCAACGCGCTGAAGTTTTGCACCTCGCCGTCGATATAGGACGCGCCGCCGCCGCCTCCAGACCCCTTGAGGTCGAAGTTGCCGGTGAACGGATTGAAGGCGAAGCCCATTACAAATTAGAAATTGGAGATTTAAGAGCGGGTGACGGCAGCGAGGTCCGCGTCGTTGGTGGTCGGCGGGTTTGTCGTGTAGGAGAAGGTCAGCGTGGCGACTGTTTGGCCTCCGCTGCCGCCTTCTTTGTAGGTGACCGTCTGGATGTTGTTGGTGGAGCCGTAATACGAGATGCTGAGATAGTCGTGCTGCGGGATGTTTAATCCGGCGACGTTGCGGACGTTAATGTTCGGGTGCATGGGGCAAAGAGGGATGAGGTCTGAAACTTGAAACCTGAGTGAGTGTTAGGCCGCTGGCGCGGCAGCCATGCCGAGTTGCTGGTCTTGCTGGAGCTTTTGCAGCGCGGGTTGCGCGCCGGTGCGGCCGATGACTGCGTTTTGTTGTTGCTGCAATTGGAACTGGAAGGCTTGTGCGCGGGCGTCGATCATGCTGCGGAAGATTTCGTCCTGCTGATACCGCTGCTGGACGGCGGGGTTGGACTGAATGATTTGCTGCAAGGTTTGCAGTCTTACCTGCGCGTTTTGTCCGCCTTCTTTGAGCGGTGGCTCGGTGCCTGCGGCGATTTTTGCGAAGGCGGTTTGTTCGTCTTCGATCTCGGCTTGGGTGGCGGCGCCAATGTCTTGCACCAAGATGTCGGCGAGGTTTTGGTCGAGGGCCGCCATCATGTAGCGGATCAAATTTGCTCGGTCCAAAACTCCGAAAGAATCCAGGGGCACTAGGGTGTTTGCGACGAACGTAAGTTTGGCCTCGAGGGCGGCTGCGTCGAGCGTGCGGGCATCGAAATCCGCTACCACGTCAAACTGCCCGCGGATGTCGGCGGCGCCTTCGGTCATGGCGACCGGGTTGCCGGTGATGCGGGCGACCTCTTCCGGCGTCATGTATTGCTGGGCGAGCTGCATGATCTGGGAAACGACCAGCTTCATGTCGAGGAGCCACGAATCGACCAGCTCCTGCATGTGGAGCATGGAGATGTTGGGGTTGACCGTGTCGGTCATGCGGCCGAAGTAGCGGTCCACATCGGCGCGGGTGGCCATCTCGACCTCAATGCTGCCTTGGCCGAATGGCGGCGGGGCCATCCAAGAGATTTCACCTGGGCGGCGCTCGGGGATTTGCACGCCGGGGCCGAGAACGAGGTCAAATTTTCCGCGCGCGGCCGGGGTTTTAAGCGGAGGAATGATGCTGAGACTTGTGGCATCAACCCGCGCATCGCGCTGGATCTTGCACTCTTCCTGCGCGGTCTGGGTGATCTCGGGGATGCCGCGCGCCTCGAGCAGCGGGCGCGTGTTGCGCTCGCGGGGCAATTCAACAAAGGGATACAAGCCGTGGTCATACGGCATCAGCTCATGGATGGCCGGCTTGTCGGTGATGTTGTAGCTGAGGACGGTGCGAGTGACCTTGGTGGCGTTGGTGCGCGGGTCGTGCTCCTTTTTGTAGACGTGCCAGACTTCGATGAGGTCGCGGAGCTGCTCGAAGAGGAAGTTGTCGCTGCGGTGGATGTTGAGGTGGATGCGCTTTAGCTCGCCCTTGTGCTTCACGGCGCGCTCGACCCATTCGCTGTCCCAGCCTTCCAGCGTGGCGCGCTCGCGGAGTTCAAATTCGCTGAGGAGTTCCCGGCGGGCGACAAAGGGGGCGCGCTGGATGCTGTCGGTCTGGATGGGGAAGATGATGTCTTCCCACGGTTCCAAAGAACGGACGACCGGCTTACTGCTGAAAATGTAGGGCTGCTCCCATTCGACTTCGCCCTTTTCGCGGAACTGGCGGACTTTGGTGGTGCTGCCCAGCTCGGGGATGATTTCGCCCATCAACTGCGCGGCGAGTTCTTCCTGCTCTGGGTCAAGGATGACCTCGAGGAGGGCTTGCAGGTTGGGATCTTGGCTTTCCTGCAGCATCATCATGGCCTCTTCCATGGTGAACGTCTTGATCTCGACGCGGGTCTGCTGCTCCCAATCGATGGCCATGATGGCGAGGCCGTAGGTCTCGCGGGTCTCGGCGGCGAGGCGGACTTCGCGCCGGAGGTCATCAAGGCAATGGCCCATGAGCCACTTGAGGACGGTGTCGATGGCGTTCTTTTTGGCCACGTCCATGGACTCAACGGGCTGCACTTGGATGCGGGCCTTGAAGAAGGCGTTGACCAAGGCGATGACACGCTCGCGGATCAGCGATTCGGAAAGAAAAACCCGGGTGTCTGCCGCATTCTCGAAGGGGAAGATTTTCTTCCCGTAGGCGCTCTGGTGCTTGCGGCCGTCGTCCGTTTGCCCGGGCCAGATGCAGTAGCGGGTGTTGAAGTTTTTGACCTTGCGCTGCTGATACTGACTGCCGTCAGCGTCAGCCTGGTCGATGTCGCCGATGATCTTGGTGAGGTCTTCTCGTTTAAGAGTCATGGGACGAGGATGGTGGGATTGCGTGGAGTGTAGTTGACCGCGCACTGCGGGTTTTTCTTGAGGAACCAAGAGCGGAACGATTTGTCGCCCCAGCAGTCGCGGCCAAGATGCTGTTGCCACGCGAAATAAGCATCGGCCGGCACGTCCATGACATGCTGGCCGAGACCATCGACGGTGCAGTGCTCGATCTGGTCGTTGAGCTGCTTGGCGCGGGTGGATTGGATGCCGGCCATGACTTGCTGGGCGTGCCAGCCGGTCTTCAGCTCATCCCGGACGAGTTGCGCTAACTCGCCATCCATGTCGGCGACCAGATCGCCGAAGATTTGATCTGACATCCTAACTGCGACGGCTCCCGAAGGAGCCGCCGTGTGTTAAGACGCTTAGAGGTCGCTCAGTTTGGCGACGCCGAGG